GTGCCCGGCCTGCCCAGCAACAAGATCGAGTGGATCGTTGACTTCCTAGAGGAGCGCAGGAATACCGATGCCAAGGTAGTGATCGCAAGCAACTTCACCGAGGTTGTTGAACTTACTGCCGATGTCCTTTACGACAAAGGATGGCAGGTCGCTACCCTGACCGGCGCTACCAGTCTCAAGGAGCGGACACGTATTCAAAGTGCCTTCCAGGATCCAGACGACCCGCTTCGTGTAGTCATCATCAACACCAAGGCAGGTGGCGAGTCGATAACCCTGGATGCGGCCGACGAGATGATCGTGATCGATGACCCTTGGAAGTCGGATACCTCTAAGCAGCTCCATGACCGTATCCACCGTGTCAGCAGGGTGCACCAGGTCACGATATACCGGCTCCTCAGCGTAGGCACGATCGAGGAATGGATGGCGGGTCTGACCGAGGAGCAGCGCCGTGTCCTTGAGACCGCCAGTCCCAAGAAGCTCAGCGAGATGGTTCTGGAGGGTATGAAGTGAAGCGAACCGAAGTAACAAATACAGAAACCATCATCGAAGTGCCGGAAGACGAGATGCTCAGATTCCTCGGCCTGGCTTCGGACGAACACTGCTTCGTTATCATGGGCTCTGGCCCATTCATGTGCTACATATCAAAAAATAAGTAGGTGTGATGAGCTACAGACGCAAGGGCCGTCTGCCGAAAGGCGACCTCAAGACTAGGGCTGCCATCAAGGTGGCCAGGCGTGTCCGGCAGGTGAACGCGATCAGGCGTAAGGCTATGCTTCTGGCGGCGAGTACGTGTAGGTGTGGTCGCCCCTTCTCACGCGGGTTCAAGTGGTGTTGCGTCGCCTGCTCCCGAGAACAAGGCAAGCACACCGTCCACTGTGACAAGAGGAACGTTGCCACGACATGAGAGCCGTCATCGCTTCGGCACTACTTCACAGCAAGTACGGATTCAGCGAGACGTTCGCCCGGACTCTGCTCGCACAGGCTTCTGCCGATGGGAAAGCTCTCCACGGAATCCCGAACGGCCCCGGTCATGTCTCTGTTACCTGCGAAGGAAAAGGCCGGTACAGAGTCGAAAAACATTCGGAAATATCCTCGGCAGCTATAGCGCAGCCGGGCCGGATGAGGTATACTAGCGGTAACGCTAAGCCACCAACAATCACCCGACGAAAGGCGAAAACTATGCCACCGCGTGGAAAGAGGGCGGCCCAGACGGCCCCCGCTGTTGAAGAGCCGGAAGAGGCAGAGGTTGAGGGCAACGAGTTCGAGCGCCACCTCACCGGCGATCTCAGCCCCACGATGCAGGACTTCGGCGACTGGTATCACGAGAACGTCGCCGACATCGATGAGATGGGCAAGACCGACCCCGGCCGACTCCTGGCTCACGGTTCGACTCTGTACCCCCGGTTCCAGAAGTCCGAGCTGAACATCACTCGGCGTGCGGCCCGGAAGGCAGAGCGCGCTGCGGCCGCTCCGGCACCGGCAGAAGAGGCTGAGGCAGCCCCGGCCCCGGCTCGCAGGGGACGCGGTGCGGCCACCGCTCCCGCCGCCACCAAGGCCCCGGCTACGGCCAAGGCCGGTCGCGGGCGCGGCAAGCCTGCGGCCAAGGTCGAGGCGTACTAGATGACTCCTGCCCCCGGCTTACTCCGATCAGCCGGGGGCAGGCTTCATCATCTCCAGGCCACAGGAGGCAAAATGCCCATCATCCCCGCACCAGGTATCGTTCTTGCTGTCAATTCCGGCGACAGCCCTGAAGACCAATTGATCAGACTCGGGTCAGCTCTGCTAGGCGAACCGAATCTTGACAACCACATCGCCGTCCTCGATCATAAAGACGCTAAGGGCACGTGGTGGGCTCTGGAAGGACGACCGGGCGGTGTCGGCTGGGCCGATGCGACCAGGTACTTGACCGGTAAGTACACCATAAGCAACCAGAAGCAGATCCTAACCAATCAACAGCGCGCCGGAATCTGCGTCACGATGCAGCGACTGATCAACACTCAGTATGACTGGGATGCTATTGTGGGCGATGGTTTCCGCGATCTACATCTGCCCGTGCTACCAGATCCGTGGGCTGAAAAGGTCGGCAAGAACGGCATCGTTGCCGGGCATGTTGTTTGCTCTTCGGCCGCAGTATTCGCTTACGCTCAGAACCATGCCGCCTACCCGACCTATACTGATGCTGCTCACGAGGAGCCGTCGGACTGGGTCAAGTTCATTATGGCCAACAGCTACCAGTAACCAGAAGGAGGCGAAATGGCAAAGTCAAGAGTTAGGCGGAACAAGCTCCCACGCAAGAGCAAGCTGCGCGGAAAGCTCGCCCGTCTCGAACTGCGCAGGCAGTTCAAGCCTAGTGACCAGCTGGGCATGCACTACATCACGCCCGGCTCGATGCAGTGAGGTGAACAATGGAACCCGACGCGCCAATGATGAGGCCAGATCCCCCGAAGTGTCCGAACTGCGGTGCGAATACCAGCAGCGAGGGCCAGCTGTGCAACGCCTGTAAGCGTTGACATCTTGAGCGTCCTGCCCGGCCGGTGCGATTTCTGCCGGGATTCCCGAGAGCTAGCCGGGCGGGACTCTGAGGGTGAAGGTGAGGAGTAGATGACAGAACTGCCGCTAGTGACCACGACGTCAAGGTCAACGTTCCGACGCTGCCCACAGCGATATGTGTGGAGATTTGAAGATGGCTTGACTCCGCGAGGCGAGAGCGCGGATGCTCTATGGTTCGGGACCGGCGTCCACGTAGCTCTAGCGAAGTGGTATCTGAAGGGGACACGGCGTGGCCCCCATCCCGCTGATACGTTTGACGAATGGTGCGTTAATGAGTTCCGCGAGATACGCGCCTCGCGTGAAGAATGGGAAGACCAGCCGAAGTTTGAGGATGCCAGAGACCTTGGCGTTGCCATGCTTGAAAACTACATCAAGGAGTACGGTCGGGATAGCGACTGGTATATCCTCGCGATCGAGCAGCCATTCAAGATTAAAGTAACCCGGAAGGGCAAGCCGATAGCCTTGTTCATGTCGGCGTGGGATGGCGTCCTCAAGAACAAGCGCGATGGGCGAATCTACCTCCTTGAGAACAAGACGGCGGGGCAGATATCGACTGCCTACCTTGAGCTGGATGACCAGGGCGGTATCTACTGGGCCGTAGCTAGTGCTTGGCTACATGAAAATGGATTGCTGAAAAAAGGCGAACAGATCGCCGGTATCATATACAACTTCCTTCGCAAGACAAAGGGCGACGACCGCCCGAGGAATGCGGGCGGCGCTTATCTCAACAAAGACATGACGGTTAGCAAGAAGCAGCCGCCGCCCGCTTTCGTCCGACACCTTGTCGAGCGGACTCCTCGCGAGCAGGTGACACAACTCAACCGGCTTGCTAATGAAGTAGCCGTAATGAATGCGGTTCGGGATGGCACCATCCCGGTCACCAAGAACACTACCCGTGAATGTACGTGGTGCGAGTTCTTTGCGATGTGTAAACTTCACGAGCGGGGCAATAAAGCCTGGGAAGAACTAGCAAGAACTTTGTATGACAAAGATGATCCATACGGCCGGTACCGCAAGAGTGCTAGCGAATAATTGAGGAGAAGTAAACATGGCACAACCAATTCGTGGAGCCCGCAAGACGACACGTAAGCCGCGAGCCGTCGCCAACACCGAGAGCACGGCGGCGATGGATGTCGATGCCGTCACCATCGAGATCGAGGACATGGCTCAGTTTGAAGAGTCAAAGAACATCTGTCTCTACGGGCCGAGCGGTGACGGGAAGACCGTCCTGGCCGGTGGCGCTCCCCGGTCTACATTCCTGACGACCGAGAAGGGGCTGTCGTCCGCCAAACGTTCGGGCTCTACGTCACAAGTCATGCGAGCGTTCGACTGGGAGCACGTCATCGCCGGCATGAACAAGGCCGATGAAGTTCTCGGCAAGGGTGACTGGCTCATCGTAGACAGCGGCACCAAGATGCAATCGCTGTACATGCGCTGGATCCTCCGGATGGAGAACCGGGCTAACAGCTCGCGGAGCCTCGACGTTCCGCAGATCCAGGACCACCTGCAGTACCAGATCGGATTCAAGCGGTTCGTGGATCACATCATCGACGCCGCCTATAACTCGATCTTCATCTTTGGCGAGATGGAGGTGCCGGGTATGGATGATGATATGGAACGTGTACCTCATATCGAGGGTGGCAAGACGTTCCAGGTCTGCCGCTACGTCATCGGCCAGTTCGATGTCGGCATCCGGTACTCGGTTAGCAAGAAGCTGAGCGAGCCCGGAAACAAGGTGCGCATAGCACTAACGGAGTCGGTCGATGGTTACTGGGCCAAGGATAGGTATATGGCACTAGGCGACTACCAGTTGGTGCAGCAGGGTGACTTCACGGCAATGGCCGAGTTCATCGAGATGATAGAGGCGACGTAATGTCAGCTAAGTGCAAGGTGGCTGAATGCAATTGGGAGACCGACGAGCCAAGCCGACATATATCCGGCTGCCTAGCTACGTGGCATGTATATGAAGAGCACCCCGATGCCTGGAAGAGTTTGTTTGGTGACCGACCGCCAATTGATCCAGACGTCAGGATTCCCGAGCAGAGATTGCTCGCTGAAGTTACGGAGATTCTAAATGCCCCCTAGACGGCAGAAGTCCTCATCGGATAAGGTAGTCGTACCGGCTATGAGCGAGCTGCTTGCGCAACCGTTCAGACTCCACTGCCAGAAGAGACACCCCAATCTGGGTTTCTGGAATAGAGGCGAACACGCTGCTGATCACCGCCTCCATGCTGACGCCCTCGACCACGTGCATCGGGAGGATAGGGTTGATGATGAACCTCCCGGCGCAAACGATCCGGAAATACAGTAGTCAACAGGAAAGGTAGTTACATGCCAAAGCTCCGCCCCGCCGACGTAGCAGACATCGACCCTGACGAACTGGAGGCAGCCGAGTACACCGAAGGCAATTACGTCAGCTACAGTGGCGAAATCGCCCCGGCCGACACAGTCCTGAGAGCGTACGTCAAGAACATCTGGTGGACCAAGTCGAACAGCGGCAGTTCGATGCTCAAAGTTCTCGTGATCGCTGACGAGAATGAGGGTGACCTAGAGGAGTACAACGGAATGCCCCTCTGGGAGAACATGGTACTCACCAGCGCCGCCAAGTTCAAGTGGGGTCCATTCTTCGAGCACTTCGGCATCACAGTCGCGGACGTCAAGAGCAAAACAGGCAAGAGCAACGTCGTCGTCGCGGCCGAAGATGACAGCCAGGGTGCGCCGGTCGAGAAGATCGGCAGTTTCGTGCCGGGCGAAGATAGCGATGCCGCCTGGTGTCGAGTCGTCACCGCTCGTGAGCAGTATGAGGGAAAGTGGCAGGCTCACGTCGGCGTCTGGCTCGACTACGATGAGGATGAGGAAGACGCAGACCCGGACGAGCCAGAGGAGGAGCCAGAAGAGGAGCCGGAAGAGGAAGATGAACCAGAAGAGGAGCCCGAGGAGCCAGAAGAGCCCCCGGCTCGTGGCGCCCGTAGGACGGCCGCTAAGGGCCGCAGCGCTCCCGCCGCTACTCCCGCCCGATCGACCGCTCGCAGGGCGGCTCCGGCCCGCTCCGCGCCGGCAAAGGCTAAGGCCGCTACGCCCGTTAAGCGGGGTAGGGGCCGGGCCGCCGCTGGTTCCGCTGACGACCCGCCGTTTTAACAGTTACCTCCGGGCAGTTCTCGATATCTTCGGTGACTGCATAAATCACGAACATGAGCGCGTCGGCCGCTGCGTCTATTGTAAGAAGTGCGGCCGACGGCTCTACCAGGGCACTGCACTAACAAGAGAAGAACTAGCCAAGCTCAGAGAGATGAGAACATGGCAGATCAAAGAATGATGAAGGACATAAGCCTCAACGAGCCGATCACCGTGACGGTTCCGGCCCATATCTGGCTTGCTCTAATAGCGGCCTACAATGACTGCGACTGGGCTAACGACAACATGAGCTTCATCCTTGGCAAAGCCATCCGCGAGATCATGGACCCGATCTATCTCAACGAGCAGGAGGCGGCCGCACAGGAAGCGCAAGATCAGCAGCAGCAGTTCTTCCATAGCATTACGTCACATCTACCGGGCATGCCTGGACCAGAAGGGCCTGACGATGACCAGCTCAAATGAGCCAAATGAACCGCTCCATTATCTGCCGACAAAGCGAGTTGTGGAGCCGATGGTCGATCCATACCTTGTGGAGAACGTAGACATCATCCTCGATCGTGACTGCAGCCAGATCTATCACGAACAGCCGCTCGCGCAGGACTGGGCCCGTGCATGCAAGAGGATTGAGGAGCACGGCGAGTCCATCGAGCAGCTGATCCTGGCGACGGGACAGAATCCCCGGAAGGGCACCGACCCGACTGCAGAAGAACGGTTGCTGGAAGAGCTAGCCGACACGGCCCTGTCGGCCATCTACGCCATCCAGCACTTCACCAAGGACATCGGCAAGACGACCGAAGTCATGAGGAAGGTCCAGGAACGTCACCAGGTGAGGTTGATGAGGTCATGAAGGTAGCGGTACTCGGCTGTGGTCCAGCCGGTCTAGTAGCAGCAAAAGCAGCTACGGATCTTGGACACGAAGTCCTCATCATCAGCAACACATGGGAGAAGAGCACTCTCCACGGTTGTCAATACCTTCATGCTCCCATTCCGGGGTTCGATGATGTTCGGAAGACCCGAGTTACATACAACCTGATCGGTACGGCCGAGGAGTACCGGCGAAAGGTCTATGGTGTTACGTGGAAGGGCAAGGTGTCGCCGGAAGACTTCATAGGCGAGCACGACGCCTGGGATATCCGCGAGACCTACGACCGCATGTGGGATAGCGTAATCCAATCTCCACATCGGGCACTATGGGATGTCCGAGACGGCGACCTGAGGGCTGTGTACTCGTTCGGCGCGGACAAGATCATCTCTACGATCCCGGCCGTTTGTTTGTGTCACTCGCCGCACCTGTTCCACGGCCACGACATCTACGCGGCCGGGTACCCAAACCCCGAGGCGGCAGTAGAAGATTACGTCAACTGCAACGGTACCGTTGACACAGCCTGGTACCGAGTGAGCCACGTCTTCGGACACTACACGGTAGAGTGGCCCAAGACTGGGTTCCACCTGCCGGGAGCGGTCCCCGTTTCCAAGCCGCTCTACACGAACTGTGACTGTCATCCAGAAGTTCTCCGCGTCGGCCGGTACGGTGAGTGGAACAAGAGCGTCCTAGTTCACCAGGTGTATGCCAAGGTGACGGAGGCCCTGAAGTGACCATCACCGTAGACCCAGGGGTAAGGCAACAGATCGCCGAGAACAGGCAATACATGCAAGATGTTTACGGCCCGCAACCTGTCGTCGGCCTCCGGAAGTTCAAGACCGGCGATGGTAAGCCGGTGGTGGCGATCGACATCGACGGCACCCTGGGCGACTACCATGCCCACTTCCTATGGTTCGCAGAGAAGTGGCTGGGGAAGACGATGCCGCCAGCCGATCAGGTCAATCCGGGTATGCGCCTGAGCGAGTTCATGGGCATACCGCATAGTGAGTACAAGGCATGCAAGCTGGCCTACCGACAAGGAGGTCTGAAGAGATTCATGCCCGCCTACCCGTTCGCGGGCCAACTCACAGCCAACATCCGGATGACCGGAGCGGAGCTATGGATCTGTACCACGAGACCGTACCTCCGTCTGGACAACATCGACCCGGACACACGCGAGTGGCTGGACCGGAACCACATCGAGTATGACGCTGTCATATTCTCGGACCTGGATGACAGCGACAAGTACAAGGATCTAGTTAGGCAAGTAGGCGCTCATCGAGTAGTAGCTGCGGTCGATGATCTTCCCGAGCAGCTGGATGCGGCGGTGAAGTCCGGCATCCGCAAGGTGTACGTTCGCGATCAGCCATACAACCGGGAAGACCCGGATGGTGCACCTCTGCTTCAGCACCCGGAGATTACAACGCGGGTGTACACGCTACGTAGCCTGTGGTATTACCTCGTCAAAGACATAGGAGAATGGAGGCAGGAAAATGGATGACAAGTACCTCATTCTTGGCGGCCAATCGGGCATTGGCAAAGCAGTTTTCAACATGCTCGAAGTAGAGATGGGCAACGTAAATCGTTTGTTCCGCCCGCCAAGAGCGGTAGTTGACGTAAACAACAGAGGCGATATCCATAGTTACCTAGTCCACAATGGTCCATTCCAGTATATCGTGTACTCGGCCGGAATAAACCAGCTCCAATGGATTGGGGATTACTACAGAAAACCCTGTAACAATCTTGGGAACACATTCGATACGAATGTTGGCGGATTCGTTAACGTCGTGTCGATCCATAAGCACCTGTACCCTATGGCAGAAGTATCAGCGGTAGCTGTGTCGTCGGACGCGGCCGAGCTACCGATGCGCGGCAGTCTTGCTTACTGCGTCTCTAAGGCCGCGCTTGATATGGCCGTTAAGGTGATGGCTCGCGAGCTAGCCCCGCTCTGGCGCGTCAACGCGGTAGCCCCCGGCATGGTCGATGGGACAGCCATGACCAAATACATCGATGAAACGATCCCTGGGTTCCGTGGGTGGTCTGCCGAGTACGCTCGGGAATACGAAAGGGCTAGCGTGCCTAGCGGTCGGCGCGCTACGCTAGAGGAGGTAGCCGAGACGATCCGCTGGGTTCTCCTGGGGCCTGAGCAGATGACCGGCGCTATTATCAAGATCAACGGAGGTAAGTCGTGACGCAACATAATCATCTCGATGACGGGACGGTCGATGGCTGTCCTGCTTGCTTCCCCGGTACCGAGGTGACCAAGTGGGCTGACCCGGCGATGTTTGCGGCAGCTCCTCTCGTCCGTGATGGCGAGGAGGTCGAGCCGGTCGTGACCGTTCTGGAGATGACACGAAAGCCGCTCCAGGTTGGAGCGGCCGTCAACCAGATATACAAGGGCGACCCGGTTCACAGTCCTGATGATGTGCCGAAGAGTATGGCGCTTGCCTTCCTCGAAGACATGAAGAAAACCACACTCCAGGCTCCGCTTGAGTGGATCCACATAGCACTATTTATCGAGGGCGTCAGCCGTGCCTTCACTCATCAACTGGTCCGGCAGCGGACGGCAGCATTCGCGCAAGAATCGCTCCGGTTCGCCGTCAAAGAGAACGCCGCCATGGAGGTTGTCATTCCACCTGCGTTCGCCATCCTACCGGCCGACGACGAGACGCGGCGTGAGTGGGATGACCATATGGCTCGTACCGGCTGGCTTTACAACCGATGGATCGACAAGGGTATCCCGGCCGAGGATGCGCGCGGCGGCCTCCTTATCAACACGGCTACCCGTATCCATTACGACACGAATCTGCGCAACCTTGCGGAGCACTCGGGCTACCGGCTCTGCTCCCAGGCCCAGTACGAATGGAAGATAGTATGGGCCAAGATCATACAGGCCATCACGGCGTACGGCCCCGAGGAAGACCGTTGGCAGCAGAGAGCGATCACGACTCTCTTCAAGCCGATCTGCTTCCAGACCGGGAAGTGCGAGTTCATGGGGTCGGCCGATCGTTACTGTGACATCCGCGATCGAGTCGAGGCACACCATGCCGCAGGTGATCCCCCGGACACCTGGACCAACATCGGAGTCTGGGAACCTCTCGGTTACGCGGCAGCAAGGAAGCAGTAAGACGATGCCGGAAGTCTTTGGTGAATACAGAGAGTTCAGCATCAGTTCCGTGACGACACGGGACGCGGCTGAAGAATTCATGATGAGATGCGGTCTTTCCCCGACGCAGGATGCACAAGATCAGCTCGTCGAAGCATTCCTGCCTTGTCTCAAGATTATGTGCGAGCGCGGCTACGATCCCGAGGGGAGGACATGGCGCGAGAAGGGGTGGAAGGGCCTGGTACATGACATCCTCAACAAAGCCGGTCGGCTCCGCTACCATTCATGGAAGCACAATAGGTTCGATGCCGACAGCGCTCGCGACTTGATAAACTTCTGCGGGTTCTATCTCAGGCAGCAGAACGAAGGGAAGAAGTGGGGCAAATGGGGAAAGCCGGGATGAACGGTAGCAATAAACCCGCCGACATCAACATAGCTGCCGAGCTAGGGCCAGTCGCACGCCAGGCCGCCGAGATCGTCGGTCAGCAAGGAGTCCCCGGCGACTTCATCGTTGTTATTCAGGGAACAATTCAGGATGCCGATACCGCCGAAGTCCGATGGGAATGGTTCTGGCGCCCGCCGACAGAGCTTGTCCCTAGTGAGGGGCCGGTCAATTTGAAGAAGGAGGAACCGTGAGCAACGCACCACGTTGCCTAGCCCCTATGCAGGAGCGTCCCGATGGAGAGATCAACCCGGTGTGCTGGCGTCCGCAGCATACGGATAAGAGGCACAGGTCGAAGCGGGCAACACGGGCGGCCATCGCTCGTGCCGCCAGGCAGCACGAAAGGCTGATGGCCCGGAGACAAGAATGGAACGAACAGTTATCCGCAACGACGGCCGATCATTCTGGAGCGGCGATACCGTATGCTGCTCCCGATGTAACTGGCGAAGCTCGCGCCGGGATGCTCTCAAGAAGTGGCGTTGGCACATGATCAAGAAGCACCGGAGGGTTAGTCTACCTTGAAGCTCGTACCGATGCATCAGCACTCAACGCTCTCATTCGGTGACGGATATGGGACGCCGTTTCAGCACGTTGAACGCGCGGTCGAGCTAGGATACTCAGCAATAACCTTGACGGAACACGGTAATGTATCGTCTCACTTCCAACTTGAGAAAGCAGCAATCAAGCTAGGTATCAAACCACTCTTCGGGATAGAGGCGTACACAGGCCCGGTCGATCTTGAAACAAGAACTCGTTACAAGTGGCATCTCACGATCCTAACGGAGAATAATGAAGGATACAGGAGCCTCAACCGAATCGTCACACAATCCTACCTTGACTTCTACGACAAGCCAACAGTATCTGGCGTTTCTCTCGCGGCTAACCGACAGGGAATTGTGGTACTTTCAGGATGCTCTGGAAGCCTGCTTGCGTGCACGCTACTCGGCGGCAAGGGGATTCCAGAGCCATCAAGTAGAGCAGATGGACACGACGCGCGACGGCCGGGAGAGGCCTGGCACGACGCAGAAGGAGTAATAGCTGGTTTTCAGAATACATTTGGCGATAGGTATTTCCTGGAGGTGCAGCCATTCCCCGAACTGGAGCGAACCTGTAAGCTGAATAAGGCATATGAAAAGCTAAGCAAGTTTATGGATGTACCGCTCGTAGTTGGGTGTGACGTTCACTACCCCCGGCCAGAAGATGCCGAGATGCAGGCGATCCTCCACGCTTCGCACCGCGGCAACCACACTGTCGATGACATGATGCGGAGCTGGAACTATGAAGTTCTCCTAACCCTCCCTAGCTCTGACGAGGAGATAGCGGGTAAGCTAGTAGAGACCGGACTAAGCCGGAAGGCAGCCTGGGATGCTATCGAGAACAGCGCGTATATAGGGAGTCTCTGTAACGTGACGTTGCCGAAAGCCGAACGCCTCCAGTATCCAATAGGAGAGGATGACCTGAAACCATGGGCCTGAAGATATACGACCCACGCCCAAAGGAAAAGGATTGGTTCTGGGGCAAGATGTTCATTCTCTGGATGCTAGTGACCGGAGTAGCTTATATAGGTAGCTCCATTGGCGTATGGCTCCACACCGGTGTGTGGCACTGGTGAGTGAGTTTGTCGAATCGTACGACGCCGAGGAGCTGCTTTGGCAGTGGTGCCGGTTCGGCTGGAACTACCGGCGCATAAGCTCGCTCCCGGCCGAGGCTCGTGGCTGGTACGCTGAGCGCGTCAAGTATGAGATGAGCCTGATCCTTGAGAAAGACTTTGCCGACTACTTCTTGATGGTGTCCGATGCGATCCGGTGGGGCAAGAACAACGGAGTAGCATTCGGTCCAGGACGCGGCTCGGTCGCCGCGAGTGTGGTCGCCTGGCTGTTGCGGATAACAGAGATCAATCCGTACCAGCATCAGGATATGCTGTTTGAACGGTTCATCGATGTTAGCCGGGCTGATCCGCCAGACATCGACATCGACTGCTCCGACGAGGAGCGGTACAAGATCAAGGACTACCTAGCTGAGAAGTACGGCCCCGAGTGCGTCGGGCAGATAGCGAACTTTGTCCGATACCGAGGCAAGAACTCGCTAGCTGACGTAGCTCGCGTGTATCAGATACCGATATTGGCCAAAGAGGTCGTGTCGAACCTAGTCATCGAGAGATCGGGCGGTGACTCCAGGTTTGATGCTACACTCGCGGACACATTTGATATGTTCCCGGCTGCCGCCGAGATCCTAAAGGCATATCCGCAGTTCGCGAATGCGGCCAGGCTCGAAGGTAACGTGCGGGGGATGTCGGTGCACGCGGCCGGGCTAGTCATATCGGGCTCGCCGCTCACCGACATTTGTGCCGTATACGAGCGCAACGGCGTGCGCTGTATTAGTATTGACAAGTACGACTGTGAGTATGCCGATATCCTCAAGCTAGACTTCCTTGGGCTAACTACCATGGGGATGATAGCTCGCTGCCTCAAGCTAGCCGAGCTGACGCTAGAGGATCTGTACGCAATTGATATTGAAGATGAGGAGACCATCGATGTATTTCGCCGTGGTGACGTCACCGGGGTATTTCAGTTTGAGGGCCGGGCTACTCGACTCGTCAATCGAGACGTTCTACCTGATAACTTTCAGCACATCGCTGACATCAACGCCCTCTCAAGGCCAGGTCCGCTTTTCTCGGGGACAACTGCGGAATATATTGACGTCAGGCACCTACGACGTAAGGCAACACGACTACATCCCATGGTGGATGAAATCACACGCCGCACTTACGGTCAGATCGTTTACCAAGAACAGATCCTGCGTATACTCCGCGACATGGGTGGGTTTGACTGGTTTTCTGTTGGCCAAATCCGCCGGATCATTTCAAAGAAGATGGGCGAAGCTGCCTTCCAGATGAACTATGAGAAGTTCGCTGAGGGAGCCGAGCGACTTCACGGCATCGATAGGAAGGTGAGCGACAAGATATGGAAACGCCTTGTTACCTCGGGTACCTACTCGTTCAACATCGCTCACGCAATCTCATACTCTACCCTAGCATTCTGGACTGCATGGCTCAAGTGCCACTACCCTCTGGAATTCTATGCGGCCTCACTGGCGAAAGCGTCAGAGAAGGAGGATCAGTTCCGCTTGATGAAAGATGCCCTTGGGCACGGTCTTTCCGTAACACCGCCGAGGCTGGACAAGAGCCGGCAGACGTGGATGTCGATACCGGGCCATGGGATAGTGGCGGGATGGCAGCAGATTCCAGGGATAGGCGAGAAGACCGCCGAACGGATTGAGGACTTCAGGGACCACGGGAACAGGTTTGACAACTGGAGTGACCTTCAGGTCGTTCCCGGCATCGGCCCGAAGACAATTGAGTCAATGGAAGCATTCGCGACGGCGCATGATCCGTTCGGTCTCACCAAGACTCAGGTGACAATGGACCGGGTTCTCGACTGGGTGCGTGATACCCCGAGTATCCCGACACCGACGCATAATGGCACCGAGATAGCCGCTATCCATATGGAGAACCGGGACTTCACGGGCAAGTTTGTGAAGGGGCCGAGAGTTATCTATGCCGGCATCGTCCACTCCCGCGAGTATAAGGACATTGTTGAAGACACGCGGTCGCGTACCGGCCGCGAGGTAAAGGACATCCTCAAGGATCTCAAGCGCCCCGATCTCATCAAGAGCTGTTCGCTCCGCTGCTTCGACACGACTGATGAAGAAATCTACCTCCGTATCAACCGATGGAAGTTCCCACAGCTGAAGCGGACGCTCGAAACGATAGCGGTCAATCACGATGTAGTGATATGTATAGGCAACCGTATGGCCGGGTTCGGTACGCCGGTCATGGTCGATAAGATATGGGTCATCAACCCTGACTAGGAGTGATTGTGTTGCCCATCGATCCCAAGATATTTGCTGCGGTAGAGGAGAGGCTGGGTATGAAGTTTCCCAAACGTGGCACTCCCATCCTCGCTAAGAACCGGAACGGTCACGTCATAGCCGGTAATGTCGGCAACGTGTGGATAGCCATGGACACGGTATGCATCGATGTCGATACGGTCGGCGGCACGGCCCGGATCTATCCGCAGCTAGGCGACAAGTTCATGGGGTGGCCCGATGACAGCAACGCCTGATGCACTTCTCCGTCGTGATGCAGGCATTCTCCTGAATGCCGCATACGTCATACGGCGTCGTAGTCACAAGCCTGAGGGGGTAGTTACCAACGTGATAGTCAAGACGCTAACAAGGATGGCGGCCAACCTAAACAAGCGCGCCGATGATTACGAAAGGAAGTATGGATCATGAGGCTCTATCTCTTCGGACCAATGCGCGGATATCCCGCCGCGAACCGCCCAGCATTCAAAGTGGCACGCGAGACAATGCGAGCAATGGGACACGAAGTGTTCTGCCCGTCCGAGCTAACCGAGAGCTACAAGGAAGCAAAGATCGCCTATAGCATGATCGAGATGATGCGCCTGGACCTCAACTGGATCTGCAACTATGCAGAAGGGCTCGTCGGCCTAGAGGGCTGGAACGTTTCCAAGGGATCTCTGGTCGAAGTTCACCTGGCTTGGTTCAAGGAGATCCCGGTGTATGAATACGAGCAGTTCTCGCGGCGTATCCTCAAGGAGATCAAGGGTGTCCCCCACCTCAAGTCGTAGCCTAGTTGCCGATGCTGACGGAATGGATAGCACACACTTTGCTCTACATATGACCAATCGACACCTCGAATCGCTCGGCGGCTTGACCTACCTTTCCGATGATCTTGGAGAGTATGTCGAGGAGCTTTACCGATCCTTTCATGACAGGCTGCACGCCGTCCGAGTTGACTTGGAGCACGAACATGCAGATAGTAGGAATTTACGTAACACTCGCGATACCGGACAGTATGACACCTGAGCAGGCTTGTGCAGAAGTTAAAACTTCAATAGGGTTCGGACACCCAGAGGTAAAGCTCCAGTATGTTTTGCCCGTACGGGAGGAAGACCCTACTAGCCAGTAGGTAAGGTTAAGGAAAGGTAAAGTTCCAAGGCGCGGAGAGCGATTCTAAGGGTTTTGCAAGGCTACCCTAGCGGTACGGCCGAGACCGACCCCTTCAGGCCGGGAGCTGAGCGATTTACCGCCTTGAATCTAGGGTCTAGGTCGGCTCTCGCGGCGAGGTCTAGGGTTAGGTAGCTGTTAGTAACGATTCGGTAACGTAGCTAGTCCTGGCCCCTCGACCGGCGTAGCGTCTCGATCCGACCGACGTTATCGACTCGTAATCACAATGTCAGCCCCGTGATTGATGCCGGTAGCGTTCCTGCAAGGTTAGGAAGTTCATGAGAAGGAATGGCGTCCTCACAAGGGCATCACGGATCTCTGAGCGAATCTTCGATTGGGCCATCAAGCGCAACCCGCGTGTCGCGCTTATGGTCCTGGCCGCCCCGGCTCTGGCAACAGGGCTCGTGGTAACGGTTCACTCGGGCAACACGCTCTCAGGTCTAGCTGCTCAGTACTGTGGTGCCACCCACACGAACGACTGGACCGGCATTTACGCCGCCAACAAGGCGACAATCGGTTCCAACCCCAATCTGATCCTCCCCGGCCAGAAGCTCGCCATCAAGTGCGATGACCCGCCGCAGCTTCTCAGGCTGGGAAGCGTTCAGAGCGCCCCGAGCACCCCAAGTTCCGGAAAGGTCTACGGCATCACCTACGGAGACCCGAACTACTGCGGGGACGGTGATGGCGATGGCTGGGATGTTTCCTGCGGCCCCACCCGTCAGACACCAGCCAACCCCGTAGTCCAAGGGCGTACGTACGCGGGCGGTACGTACTCGGGTAGTGGTGGTTTCCAGAGCTGCGTTATCTCCCGCGAATCGGGCGGGAACAGCCAGGTGATGAACTCCAGCGGCCACTACGGCCTCTACCAGTTCTCGGCCTCGACCTGGGCCGCGTACGGCGGCAACCCGGCCAGCTTCGGCAACGCGAGCGTAGCCGAGCAGAACCAGGTGTTCAACAACGCAATGGCTACCGCAGGCGGGGCGTCCAACTGGGCCCCCTACGATGGGTGCTGAGCGCCGAGCGCTCGTGATGGCTGCCGTTTCCGCTTGCCTTATGGTGAGCGGAGCGGCGGTCGCCGCAGCGCCTGGCTCCCCAGCAGTTGCTACAGCGGCTTATGCGAACGTTGTTAGGCCGGTAGTAACCGCCACCGTACCGTCACCTACCGCCAATGTCAACCTTGGCGTACCGCATCCGACCGTCATCATCCCGACATCGAGCGCCGCGCTGCACGCTCATCATGTTCGGCACGAAGGGACGATGGTGACCACGGTAACCCCGGCTCCGGTTGTTACGCAGTCGAGCGCTCCCGTTGCCTCTGTAACGACGGTCACGCCGAGCCCGGCACCGACCACGACTAGCCCGGCCCCGTCGCCTACCGTGACGCGGACAACTCCGCCACCCACCACCGCGCCTCCGACGACTGCGCCTCCTTCCGGCAGCGTTGGGGCCGAGCTTCTCAGCAAAGCCCTCACGATGCAAGGGGTGCCGTACGTCTACGGTGGCGACACGCCGAGCGGGTTCGACTGCTCAGGTCTGGTCTACTGGGCGGCGCTCCAGATGGGCGTTAGCTCGATGCCCCGCGATACGTACGCGATGCTAGCGGCGGGCGTAGCGAGCGGACTGCTCGTTCAGACGTCATACCCGAGCTACGGCGACTTGGCATTCTTCGGATCGGGCCACGTCGAGTTCTACGTACACGCGGGCGAGACGTTCGGCGCGCAGCAGCCGGGCACGGCTGTAGGCTACCATAGCTACGGATACGGCTACGTTCCTACAATGTTCTTCAGGATCACGTGATGCACAAAGAAATAGGACTGGCTATCATGGCCTTGGGGATGTTCATCGGATTCCTTGCCATAGTTTCATGGGTAAGGTTCGAGCTGGACAAGGCCAGGGCTCGTTCTGCCAGACAAGACCTAAGCGACACGCTCGCCAACATCCCGGCCGTCGATGGGCACATATGGCCCGAAGGGGGAGCCGAGGAGCAACTGCTCGGTAAGGACTGGTACGACCCGACGGCCGATGCGGACGCATTCATCGAACGGATGCGAGCCAACACCCAGGAGAACATCGCGAGGATGCGGGCGGATACCGAGGCGATGATGGCAAGGCCGCTGTTCGATGACGCCGACACAATCACAATAGATATCGGGGGACGACAGGACGAGTAGCCGGTAATGGACCGGGCGCCAGAAGCGTGTTGAAGGCCCACGCTGAGGCTGAAAAAGAGGAGGGCTACTGCCCCGCCCGGCATCCTGTCGTGAGAGGCCCCCGGAATCAAGTCGCCAGCCCCGACTCCGGGGGCTTCTCTGCATCCTCCCTAGCGCGTATACTAGAGGTAGCGCGAGGAGAGGCGAGAATGGAAACCTGTGCTTACTGCGGGACCGACATCATGCAAGGCGAAGACGGGAGGTGGTATGACAACATCTCCATTAACCCAGACGAGCCAGTCTGCTACGGCTCCGACGACAACGAACACCACCCGATGTAGGAGGCGAAATGTCAGAACCATCAAAAGACTACATACTTGACCTAGTACGAAGGTCAAAGTCAGCCAACCGAGCGGTAGCCTTCAGGGCGACGGCCGAGCTTGAGGACATCAATGATGGCCACTGGGATGGCCAGCGTTACGACGATCCTCCCGAGAATTGGTACCATGCCGGGGCCAACTCGATTCCATCTATCCGCCATCCCCATGGGATAGCCGACACCGAGTCTGGCGAGCCGATCATCCTTGTGCTCCACAGGGCCAAGAATCAGGAAAAGGGTCCGCTCACAAGGTACAAGTCCGAATCAGGGGCATTCAAGTTCTCGGTCGACTGGAGCTATGTCGACATCAATCTCAGAGACGACCCGGAGCACATCGAGCTGCTTGTGACAGATGTGACGGAAAGGAAGCCCTAATGGCAGACAACGAAGAAGCAATCCAGAGACTCATCGAGGAGGCAGCCGAAGGTGTATTTGGCCCTCCACAAAACACGCCGATCCCTGAGCCTGTACCTAAACCAATCCAGGCAGAGTTCGTCCAGGCCGAACAGAACCTGATGTGGCTAGCTGAGCACGGCAGGCTACACGTCGTCGCCCTCCTCCTCGCGAGCCTACGCCGCGAGACCGAGTTCCAGGAGTCCCACTAGCCCAAGACTGAGTGGGTTACCTGCCCTGCTTGCGGAGGCACCGGCCTAAACCTCAAGGGCGACGATCTGTGCACTGTTTGTAAGGGTCGTAAGGTAGTAGAGAAATGAGGAAACATGCCAACCCAATTCGTGACGAGCTTCGCGTCGTACGGTTCCATTCTGACCAAGACTCTGTCTGAGGTCTATGACGGGACCACCACGGTAGAAGAGGCAAGGGCACACCTCAACGACATCCTTCCGGCCGGATTCATCATCACACTGCGCGACGTGTTCGGCTCGGCCTGTAATGACGGCCCCGGCTGTTCGTGCAACTGCGAGCCGAGGCCGGGACACGGATGCAAGAACAGCAACCACTGCCAGGTGCACAACAACGGATGCCACGTTAACTGCTAGATCAGGGAAGACCGAACGGGAGACAGCGCTTAGGGCGCGGTCTCCCGTTAGGCGTTTCTAGGGACTCCCCCGGACAGGCCCCGGAGCGCTCAGCTACCGGCTTGGGATAGCTCCCGTATAGATCGGGTAGCCCCGGCCGGGGCATCCTCTTAGGATCGCTCTCCGGGTCGCCAATTTAGGCGAAATCGACGGTGACGGGCGTGTTGCCGGCGTCGGCCCGAGCTAGGGTCATCTCATTGGTGCCAACCGGGAAGGTTGACTGAGCCGGGTTTGCCCATGCAGGGGCCATGTCGATGACGGTCCACTTCGGCGAAGTCCCGACCCTGACGTGCGGAGCCTCGCCAGCACTGGCTCCGGGGTCGGCGTACAGAACGATCTTGGTCTTGCCGGCCGGAACCGGGAGGACAACTGCAGAGCCCTTGACGAGATCGAGAACCATCGGATATGCCATGTCTGTCTCCTGTGGGATTGGCGGGTTGACTGGCGGGTCTGGCTTGGTGATGGGACGAGGCCACTGGCCGAAGTCGGCCACGGTAGTGACATGTTCACGGACGTCAACATCGGCACCGGCGATTGATGACGTGCTGACGACTTGGTAGAGAACGGCACGGTTGTCGAGGTGACCACCTGACCAAGCAGTTGCCTGCCAGGCCTTGGTGATGAGCTTCGCGTCGAGTAGGCGCTTGATGGCGTAGTAGCCGCCATAGCCGCCGACCTCGTATGCGAACTTGAGTGCGTTGATGGCCTGGAAGTAGTGGCCGACCGGCCCGAGCTTCTCCAGCGCATTCTCCGGTGTGTCCGGTAGGGATGGCGCATAGTCGGGAATGTCAAAGTCCACCGCGAAGTACGAGCACATGTCCGGGGGAGCTTCGAGTTGGGCTAGCTGAGCCTTGGCCAGCTGACCATCCTTCGTCCCCTGCGGAGTGCCGTTCGCCGCCGCGTCTGGTTGATACTCGAATGCGAGGAAAATCCCCATCCCCGCAACGAGCAGTTCGTGCGCCTCGGACAACATGAGGTTCTTGTGGATTGTCGGGAACCCGGCTACCGAGTCCCAGCCGATGTACCTCCCGACAGCCGTGACTCCTGCGGCACGGAGCGAATTCATGGAGGGTCTGGAGGTGCTGTAGTCGATAATCATGTGGCATCTGCCTCCTCGATCGTAGTATACCCTAGTTCCCGCCATATATCTTGGTGCAGTCCTGCGGCTTTTCTTTCGCAGCAACATACGCCTCTAGTGCCTGCACTAGCCTAATATTGCCGGGATCAGGAGTCCAGTTCGCGATGATAATGTCATCCAGGCCTTGGCGCATACTTGGCGAAAGGTTAAGCAAAGCAATCTTGCCCTCTAGTTCACTCCGCATTTTTGCCCCATTTGGATTATTGACAAGTGCGCCGAAGAACTCGTCCCATAGCTGCTTGTTTGTTACCCTGGCCGTGTTGCCCGATTCACAGTTAGCGATAGCCCCATTCTTGAACTGTATGGCTAGTTCGTGATTCTGGTTGATCTGATCCTGCTGCGAGAAGAGCAGATAGGAGACCGCTCCCGTCAGCACCAGGGCCAGAACGCTTAGCACCGTGAGGATGATCCAGATGTATCGTCTCGAATGGCGCACCATTTTGGCTAGACGCTTATTGATCATGTCGTCATTTTCCGGAGTGCCCGATACGTCCTCATTCATGTTGCGAGCCACTCCTTGCATCGATCAATTGTTCAAGGGCTTCCTTAGACAAGCGGACTTCTAGTATAATTGCCTCCCGCGCGTCCGTCATCTGTACGCCCAGGGACTCGATTGCTGACTTTCCGGTCACCACGTTCTTCAAAACATCATGCTCTGCTTGAAGGTTTTTATGCTGCTTTTGTAGCTCGGCCATCTCCCCCTGGACTGTAAGCAAGTCAGAAGCGAGCGCTTCCGCTTTCTCTCTCCATGATGAAGCGGCCTCGCGGAAGTTCTTGACCGTCTGCGTATTCTGCGCGGTACGTACCGCCAGCCAAACGCCGATGATACCGCCCAGGGTAAGCAGAAAGCCCAGGACTGCAATTAGGACAATAATGAGTGTTGACGCCATAACATCCTCTCTTTACCAAGTCGGCGGATTTGGTACCTCATATGGGCCCTCCGGTAGTGCGTTGATAGACTGGTTCCAGTGGACTGAGTTGATGTTCTCCGTGTAGCCGTACTCCAATTCATCGATCGTTGCCGGAGTCATCCACGAGGGAGGATTGATGATCTGGAAGTAATCACCAATATCCATAGCGCCGATGTTAGCCATCAGATTCGCGACGGCTAGCCGAGTTAGGTCAAGGTTGACAACCGGGAACCGATAAGAAGCAGATGTCCCGAGCCCTAGCTGGAAGGTAGTCTTGTTGAGCAGCTGACTATCGGCAAATAGGTAGTCAGTCTCGGAATAGGTGTAGTCGCCAACTCCGTTCGGCGGCGGATTGATGCTCATAGGTCCAGTTAGCTGCTGTAGCGTAACCGACGCACCGAGATACCGGCTTATTGTCATGTCGTTGCGAGTAAGCTGATCGTCGGCCACCGGCACGAAGGGGGCTGATATCATCGCCTGCGCATAGTCAAAGATTAGTGGCGTCTGGCCGCTCATACTCACCCGAGTCCGGTACCCGATCCCGAACAGCTCACGCGGCTCATAGATCTGGCCGAGGTCTACGTTCTCACAATACTGTAGCAGGTTTGTGAAGGTATCATCAATCTGCGGACCCATTTGCGGCGTATCGACTATGTTCCCCTTGAGGGTAAACGCGATCCCCTCTTCATTACATAGTCTTTGTATTCTCGCCGCTGAGTTCTCGCCATTGAAACCTGATAGCATGGGAGCAAGATTCGCAAGTACATCCGCATACTGCTGGATCGCTATCCCGCCCATAGCAGTAGCGGAACCTGGATTCATCGTTCCGAGCGGATTGACATAGACGTCAGATACATTCCCAAGCGTGATCGTGTTAGCCGTCCCGGTCGCTGTCGTCGTGACCGTTCCCTGAACAGCATCAAGAATTGTTATCGTCCAGTTGATGTTAGCGCCATTCGCTACCAGCTGAATCTGTACGGCTAGACTCTTGCCATTTACCCCTGCTGATATCTGGCCAGAGTCGAACAAGGTCGAGGCTCCAGAGAACCCCTTCAATTCCAGCTTCCCGCCCGTATGGTAAATCAAGTCTACGTTGTTGACAGTTCCGTAGGTGACAAATCGGAATAGGACGGCTCCATCGGCATCACCTACCGGGTCAACATGGAGGAGAAGAGACACGACATTCTCGGGAACGGGAGAGGTGACGCCTCCACTCCAGCTAATTGTCCCCTGGCCAGGAGCACCGTTTCCGGCCGGGAGTGGAGTATTGGGGGCCGCAGAACCGGACGATGCTGGCACCGCTCCGCCACCACCGCCTCCTGGGCCGCCTGAAGCATAGCTAGTTGAATCCTGGATGAACATATCATCGACGAAATGTACCTCGCTAGCAGCAGGAGTTATTACCTCCATAATTGCTACGGCCCAAGCTGCGCTAGCGGGCGCTGTAACGGCCCCCGCGTTTTGTGTCCAGGTAGAGGTGTTATTAGCGAGCGAGGCGATGTAAATGTCAGAGAGATGTCTTCCGAAGGAATCAAAGAACTGAACGCCAGGCGCGAAGCTCCGGGCTAGGGTGGAAGCCTTTGACCAACCTGATATCTGAACTATATCGCCGCTCTTAACCTTCAGCCCGTTGTTTATCGGGAGGTTTGTAGCTGCAGCCGACATAGTCCCGGTGAGGGATGCCGTCATCTGCATTGAACCGGCACCAGTATTATGCTGGAGGGTAGTCTGTACGATAATGGAGTTGCTAACGTTTATCCATGTACCTAGACTACCATCGAATGTACTGTTGTCGCCGGTGAGATAGTTCGGCAGGGAGCCTGGGTCTACATTACTCCCTCCTGGCATCCCCTGGTTTCCTCCGGAACCGCCGCCTGCTACCGCAGTACCGCCCAATCCGCCAGTAGTGCCATTGTTTCCAGCCGAAGAGTTGCCGGCCGAGCTACCCCCGCCGCCCCCTGCCGGTTGGCCCGAAACTGTCCAGCTCCATATAGTGTTACCAGGGCCACCGCCGCCGCCATTTGTTCCCCGGTTACCGGCCGGGTAGTATTCGCCACCTCCACCTCCACCGCCTCCTGTCCCAGCTCCCTGGTTTCCGGTCTGACCGTTCGTCTGCCCGCTATTCGGGAGACCATTGAGGAGAATAGCTCCCCAGCCTCCACGACCACCTGAACCAGCACCATTACCAGGACCGCGCTGATTTCCATTAGAGCCGTTTGCGCCGCTTGCTTTCGGCCCGCCATTCGAGCCACCGCCACCTCCACCCCCTCCATAAGTACCGCCGTTAGCTGCGCCGAGCCCGCCATTACCTCCGGAGTTGCCGGTGCCGGCACTAACCCCGCCACCAGTACCGGCCGACGCGGTACCTCCTCCAACTCCTCCGCTGGCAACGACAGATGAACCCGAGTCTCCTAGCATACCCGAGTTGCCGCCATTGTCGCCACGGTTGTTTGAGCTGGCACCGTTCCCGCCATTACCGGCGAATGGAGCATATTTGCTTCCGGTAGTAACGCTGATCGTACCAGTAGCGTATGCTCCGCCGCCGCCAGCCCCAGCCCCATTAGCCGTACCGGGGCTACCCCCTCCACCTCCAGCTGACCAGGCCTGCACCGTAACGGTCGCGCTAACCCCGACCGGAGCAACCCACGAAGTTGATGTAGCTGTTCCGGCTAGGTTGTGACCACCGCCAGTCGCTCCAGTCTTCCCCTGGATCGAGGAACTCTGATTTACTGTCGCAGAACTTCCTCCTACGGCTCCGTTGCCTCCGTTGAAGTGTGTCGAGGCGGATGACCCTGTTCCGCCGAGCCCGGCCGTGGCTCCAGCATAACCTCCACCCTTACCGCCATGAGCTGTCAGAGTCTGTGTATCACCGACAAATGTAAAGTTACCGCCATCAACTCCGTTACCGCCGTTACCGGCTACACCGCCCGGAGGGACAACATAAGTGTACGACTTGTTCGGGGTGACACCGATCGAGGCGCTAGCAAGCTCAGCACCGCCACCGCCCGAGCCGCCCTTGATACCGTCAGTGTCCCCGCCGCCTCCCCCGGCCCCCTGGCCCGTCACGGTGAATGCCGATACTCCTGGTGGAGCGGTAATGGTGTAAGTTCCGGCCGTGATCTGCGTTATACTTCCGGTGCCAGGCGGGTTAGCTGAAGCGCCAGTCTGTCCGTGCCAGGTTGAGCCAGTCACGATCGGGATTGGATCGGAACCGAGGAAGCTCCCGTCAGACATGAAGCTAGGCGTTCCGGTGAACGTCATCCCCTGCCCGCCGGTAAGACCGGAGGCCATCGACCCGGAGCTGGTCGCGTCATCACAAGGCCACCAAGCTAGCGGAACAAAGTTAGGATTGACGTTGATAGTCTTCCGATAGTACCTGTTGATTGGGGAGCCTAGCTTAGCTCCTTGTAGGTATCTGTTAAGGATTCCATACGCGGTGATCGTACAGGTAACATCATTCCCGGTCGGGTCGGAAACTGGAGGCCATACGGTAACCTCGCCGTTGAAACGATAGCCGCTGTATGGCACCAACGTCATCGACATTGTTATGATACTAATCCGTATCTGCACATTCCTCTGGAGATACGGGTAGTATGGTCCATTGGTATTGACCGGGGAGAATCTTCCATCCCTATTGTTCAGGATGAGGTTTGCCGAACTAGCCTGAATTCCAGTTGACCAGTTCGGCCTACCTCGCTGTATAATTATGTCCTGCCGATAGTAGGCATAGGCCGAGATATCCGTCCAAGCTCCGTTGATCAAAATTTCGATCTTGACGCCAAGAATGAACTTGGGAAATGGGAAGTTCTCCTGTGAGGCTGCCGCGAATGCTGGTGGAGCAATAGCCAACCCTCCGGTACTGGTTACCGGAACGATCGGGCCGCCGGTTCCAGAAAAAGCAGGCGGCGCTATCGCGAAGCCGCCGCTCACAACCTCGGCATTGGATCCAATTCCGGCGAATGACGGAGGAGCAATGGCGAACCCACCACTGGAGGTAGGGCCAGAAGCAATAGCCGGTCCAGGGAACCCGGTACTGTTTACGTTGAGGTCATCAATATACAGATACGGCTGATTTGATGCAGCGAATGCCCATCCCATATCGACCGTGTCGCAGGTCGCGCTCGCCCCGCCGTAGTTACCGGACTGAGTATGTGTCTCAAGAGCGGTACTGCTATCGTACGAAAACAATTTGACAATAGCTGAACCTGCCTGGAACTGATATTCAAATTCAATACGATACCAAGTATTGATTGTCATGCTCGTGCTGAATACAACCTTGAATGTATACGTCGAATCCTGAATGGCGATCTGCGTGCTGTTGCCGTTCATGGCAATGCCACCGAGGTACGTGCCATTGTCACCGCCGCTCCAGAACTCAACAATACGAGTTCCGCCAGAGACTACCGAGCCGGTAATGTATACATATATTCTTCCGTATAGCGTAGCTTGACCGCCGCCAATTGAAGAGTGCCAACTGACATACGACGATGATGAAGAAGATCCAGTTTGAAATTGCCCGCACAAGGAACCGTGCGCAGATACGAAGCTAGTAAAGTTGGCGGTTGTTCCTGATCCCACCACGACTGAATCGAATGCGTTGCCGCTAGAGCCACCCGAGTTGGCAGTCGTTATGGCATTGCCATTCGTACCGCCCTCAAAGTTATTCGCTAGTGGTAGCGCCATGTTACGTCCAGGTCTCCGTCATGGTGATGATGAATGAAGAGCAGGAGACGTTCGCGCTGCTGGAAATCGAGAGGGAACTCATGTTGAGGTCAGCGCCGGATGTACCAACCGAGCCGGTAGCGACGACCGTCGTGCCATCAGACTTGACGAGCGCGAAGTAACCGGCCGTACCCGTGTTCCCGGCCGTGCCGGACGTGATGGCGTTAGCGGCCATCGAGGCGGTACCGGCTGACGCCGTGGCTGCTGCAAACGCGGTCGCCCCGAACGTCATCGTGACCAACAGCGTGCCGGTAACGGCTACGTTGACGGCCGGTTGCGTGCCGGTGTAGATCCTCATGAAGCCGCTATTGAGTAGCGCTCCAAATCCGTTCAGGGCACCTTCGGCCCCGGCGTCATACCCCAGTGCTGTCAGAGCCATCAGGCTCGACCTCTTCCCGTTCCGTCGTTGGCGAAGCTACCGACAGCCCCGGCAATCCTATACCGCCGTGACATACAATATCTTCTGGCTGTTCGGACATTACTGACCTCCCCATAGTGGCGAGAGCTGCTGGTTGAAGTTGAATGCCGGCGTCTGAGCTGCGGCCCCGATGTACACTTCCGGAACGGTGTTTAGATAGCTCAGCTGCTGTAGCGCGTACGCGGCATCTGAAGCGCTGCCAGGGTTGTTTGGGTTGGCTGTGTTGCTGTACCCCGCGTTTTCAAGGAAGGCTAGCCCGGCGTTCTGGCCGTTGACTGTGAGCGAAAGGTTTAGTATTTGCTGACACAGATCACGGAGCTGCGCCGCGTACGTCGAGAGCTGATTGTCGATTGTCGCCTTGGTTAGCTGATTACCTACTGCCATGTCATCTCCTTAGTACAGTGGTTCGACTTCCATATCGGCTAGCTGAGCGGTAATGGAAACGGTAGTAGTCGTATTGATGGCCAGAGTGAGGGTGCCTGATGCCGTGAACACTGCATACCCCTTCACATAGCCGCTATATGTTGTCGAGGCCGCGATAGCGGCTACCCCAGATCCAAAGATGGCTCCGGTCTGACGGCCATAACCTCCGGAACTGAAAAGACTGACCATCCATCCGGTGCTGAAAGATGGTCCGGTCCACCCATAGTTAAGTTGCCCGCCAGCGGTCCCAGTTCCGGAAAAACATACAACTTCAGCTCTGAATTTATACGCTCTCGCTTCAACAGTAACGGAACAACCAGGGATACTGGTGGCGGAAGATCCGGCCACCTGATTGCTAGTCTGGAAAACTGTAATCTTTCCATTACGGTATGTATTGCCATCAGCACTGACAAACTTCAACTGGTCGTTATTTGAATACATCACGATGCCGCTACCCGGCGCGGACGGTGTTGACACGTTCGCGGCTGCTAGCAATTTCGCCAGGTTAAGCTCGGTAGCATTCCAGGTTGAACCGTCCGGCATCGTTATCGTGCCGGTAAAGGTCGGGCTCGCGATCGGCGCATACGACCCGGCTGGCTGAGCACCGATAGCAGTTAGCAGAGCGGCGTTACTGGCAGCAGCTACGCCGGTCCCGCCCTGAGCTAGCGGGAGAGGGGCGACAAGCGATGGACCGGAAACTGTCCAAGTCGATCCGTCCGGAAAGGTAACCTTGTTAGCAATCGAAACGTTAGTAAATTGGCCAGAATTAGCAAGAGCTTGGATCAGGTACCTTGTATTGGCGATATCCCGCTGAGCCTGGTCTAGCGAATAGTTAGCCATTATTTGCCCGGTATCCCAAATGCCTTCTGTACGCTTCCGCCACCCTTACGAACAACCCACTCACGAATAGCCATCACCATGAACTGCTCAAACGCGCTCGCGCCGCCCGGCGCAACCTGGAGCGTGCTGCCACTCCCGCCCGTGTCATTGCTCAAGTGCTCCATTTTCCCGGTACCGTTATACATATGGTTCATACCGGGCTTGAGCCAACCGCCATTGTCATACCAGTTGTATGCCTTCTCGTGTGCCCAGGCATTCGCAGGGGTACCGTATCGCGCGAAGATGTAGGCATCGCCCCATCGGATCTGCGCCTGGTAATCGCCGGGCGCGTACGCCGACCAGCCGTTAATGTTCTGCGGAATGCCGCGAGCGTTCGAGGTCGGGTTAGCCGCATAGGCATTCCACCCGGATTCCTGATTCCACAGAGCTTGTTCATACGGCCACTGAGCCTGAGTCCAGCCGTACGCGAACAGGATCGACCTCGCGAATGCCTGCGCTATCGCCGCCGAGCCCGAGTGCGGGCCGGTACCCAACGGCAGGTTGTTTAGCCCGGCAGCAGCGGTAGCTGCCATCTGCGCTGCTATCCGTTGAGCTTCATTGTGAACATTCGACTTCAAGTCAGCCAGGGCTGCAGCAGCGAAAAGATTTTCACCTGCTCGTCCGAACCCGGCCTCGATGCCGCCCATGTAGTTCGATGGACCAGTAGACATCCTATCCACAAGGCCGCCGCCAGCAAATCCCCTGACGCCCATCTTCTTGAACAGCCAGGCATATTGCCTAGTCTTGTCCTTGTCGATGATCGTCTCGCCAGGCTCCAACATAGCTGGCTGAATATCACCACCACCGAATCCGGGAAGCTTACCGCCAGCAGCCGCGAACGCCAGGCCGCCACTCACAGGAGCGTGACCAAAAATTTTCTCGCTGAAGGAAAGGCTGCCGGAGCCGCTAGCCTGCATGTAAATCTGAATGGCCTTTTTGAGCGGGATATTCAAGATCTGCGCAATCATATTCTCGATCTGGCCCTGGGTGTCATGCGCAGCCGTACCGGCGTTGATTATGTCTCTGACTAGGTTCGCCCGGTCTCGCTGTCCGGCCGCCGTCCCCGAGGTACCGTTGATCACATCCGTGAACCATGCCTTCATCGCGGGCGCGAGGTTAGTTGCTTGCTGCCATGCCTGGTTCATCATCGGGATCAAGTTCTTGTTCAGAACGCCAGCCAGGTTCGATGAATTCTGCATCGACGTATAGACATCCTTAGCAAAGTTCTGCTGGGAAGTCGAGTTATCACCAACCCATTTATTCAGCGTCTTCAAGGACACTGTGCCCGGCCCGAGTGCGCCATTGATAAGGTCTACCATGGCTAGCTTCGCGTCCTTATTCTGCCCGGTTAGAGCGAGCGTATTTGAAGCCGTGGTAGCAACAATCGGGATGAGCAGCTTCATATTCGCGCCCTGATCCTGGATCGAATTTATGAAGCTCTCGGCAGCCGGCAGCACCGATCCGTACAAGTCGGAACCTAGCTTGACCGACTGGGTGTTGAAACTACCCAAGTGGGCGCCAGCAACCTGCGCATCGGTGCCCATAGACTGTAGGGCGCTGAGGAAGCTATACATGTTACTCTCGCCGCCAGTCAACACCCCAAATAGCTGCGATTCAGCCTGGGTAGCTACCTGCATGCTCTTGTAATACACCCCAAGAGCATTATCCGACTGCCCAGTCGAGAAGTTCACAGCATTGAACATAGCGGCAGCCTGGCCAGCACCGATCCCAAGGTTTTGATATCCAATAATAAGGTTGTTAACCTTTTGAAGCATAAGGACTTCGCTATCGCCAGCCTTTACCCCTGCTTGCGCCATGATGTCGAGCGCACCAGTCCAGCTATTACCGCTTGACACCAATCCAAGCTGTACCGCCCGGAGGTTGGCCGAGTCACCAACAATATTTGCAATCTTGGCTCGGTAGTCTCTGATAGCGGCGGCCGCAGCCGGAGCCTCATTCGTCTGGTTGCTGAAGAACCCGGTAATTGTTTTCCCGAGATCGGATATCTCAGACTTGTAGTGCCCCGACGCGATGTCATTCATCACATGGTTAATATTCGAGCCAACGCCAACAAAGTAGTCCTTGATCCCTGAGCCAAGACCCTTGACCGAACTCTGGTACTGGAGAATCTGTTGGAGGGATTGCGGCGAATACGCCTGTGCGATATTCTTCTGGTATATTGCTATATCCGCTCCCGCTGTCTTTAGGGCATCGGAAGGAGCTGCATTCTCAAATGCTTTCTGTAGCGCATTGGCGAACTTAACCGTTGGCGTGTTCGCCTCTTCCGACTGAATCGCAATATATCCGATAGCGGCACCAATAGCGATAAGGGCACCAGTCGGTCCAACCAGATCGGCATAGCTGAATCCCTTTGAAAGTCTATCCCCCAACTTCTGTGCAGCACTTCCGGCATTGCCGAAGCTTCCAACTAGACGGCCAAGCAGCCCAGCCGCTACGTTCCCGTAAACATACATGCCGTGAAGCGCTAGTGCGGTCGTCACAATTGGGGCAGGAAGTTTTGTTATTATATTGAGGAGGCTCGCTGCGCCGCCGATGAAGTCTAGCAAGAAGTGCGTTATGCCTGGGTCCTTGGTAACCAGGTTTCCTATCGCAAGGGCGACCTGACCGGCTATGTGTCCGAACTGGGAAAGGAAACCTGCGCCAGTCGAAAGTAGCTTGCCCAAACCGTTCTGGCTCCGGTCCCAGATGTCGATTTTAGCAATCATATTATCCAGCATACCGCCGACCAGATGCGCCGTGGTACCGAATGCGCCGGTGTTCCTATTCAGTATGTAAAGGCCGCCACCATAAGCCTCAACAACGTTCGGCTTCATGCTATCTGTTAGCGCCTGGAAATTGCCCGTCATCGGAGGGATGTTTTGGTTGAGCGCACCGGCAATAGTGTGCAAATTATTGAGGTGGTCATAAATGTCAGTCGCGGCAGGAGCCATCGCGGCAAGTCCTACTGCTGCCGCAGCGGTAGCGCCGACTACCGCAATCAAGCCCTCAATCGCGAGGTCGAGCGCGACGTGCCACAGACTGACCGCGCCGATCGTTCCGCCAAGAATACCGCCCCAACGACCAAATCCGGCCGCGCCTCCTCGGGCCGCTGCTGCTGCGGTCGCTGAAGCAGCCGCTAGGTTGTAAATGTTTGCGGTACTGTTGTCCGCCTTACTTGCCATAATGTTGATGGTGTTGCCGCTATTCACCATCGACGGGATAAGATGCTGGGTAAGGTCAGCAACCAGGCTTTCCTTGGCATTCTCCAGGTAATGGAAAGAAGTCGAGAGCGCCATCGTCTCGCTCCGGACAACATCCATTTGCCTCCCGGCATTGGCTAGTCCGGTAATGGTGTAGCTCTCCGTAATATTGCCGCCACGACCGATGGCCGGGGGAATAATTGCTGTTGGCTCAATTACCCTCGGACTCGGGATCGCGGGCAGCTTGCCTACATCAAACCTGATCGGAATCGTCTCGCTCATTGACGATATCTTAGCAAGCTGAGTGGTCAATTGCTCCGGGTTAATGTTGAAGTCAACAAGGTCGGAAATGCCGGACTGGCCAATGATTCGCTTGAGCACCGCGAGCTGCGTTATGAGCCTGCCCTGCGGGATGTTGACATCCGCAATGTCAGCAATACCTAGTGACTGGATCTTGCTCTTGAGCTGCGTCAGATATGCGCCAGCCTTGTTGACATCAAATCCGCCGGTCCCGATCTGAGCGAACTCCATAGAGACATCCCTGGCAGCTCTCTTCAGCATCTCCATCTTTACCAAAGCGCTAGTAAAAGCCGGGCCTGACAAGTCTCTCGCGGTGATCGTGATATCGACCTCATTAGCCATCCTCGAACTCACCTCCTTCATCTTCTGGTGGTCGCGCCAACGCCACTATCTTGCACAGGCGGATGATGTCAGCTCCCTCTTCCGCCAACTGACTCGGTAGGCAGTGGAATCTTTCGCAGAGGCCGATGATTACTTCGGCTTGTTCTAGTTCCCAGGGCTTTCCGATATATTCCCCAGCCCGAGTGATTGCTCCTGGGAAGTCGCGCCATTGCTCGACGGCTGCTTCGAGCGATTTGGGAGGCTCGACATGGCCGTCTGCCACGCACTGATGAGCTGGCCGATGATGGTTCGCTCCTGGGAGTCGAGCCCTTCCTGGGTCATCGGAACCGCTTGCCCGGCCATGTCTTCGAGGTCCCAGGAAATGAGATGATTCAGGAACAGCTCAACGATCCGGTCGTTGGCTTCCAGCATCTCGGGCTCAAGCTTGACGTTGCCCTCCTCGTCGGGCTCGCCGCCAATAAAGGCCGCGCGGAGCATGTAGTTGTACTCGCCCAAAGTACAGCAGCTCATCTTGACGTGGAGGCCGTCGAGCGGCGTGCCCTCGAAGCCGATGTTGTAGACTGTCGGTTGCGGACGGAATCCCATCTTGCTTCTCCCTATGCCCAAGTAGGAACGTTGCCGTCAGCCAGCTGCCCCGGAACCTGCCAGGTCAGCTCGCCGGTGTTCGCACGAGTGATCTGGTAGTCGGTGATGAGGCAGTTGACGGTGATGATCGGAGTCGTGGTGACCGAGGTCGGCGCGATCGAGACCGAGCGCGTGACGCTCGTGCCGGTGACGGTCGAGAACACGGAGTGGCTCAGGTTGGCGCCGGTGTCGAAGATGCCGTTCAGCGTGACCGTGAAGTCCGTGAGAAGCAGGAGCTGCTCATGGGCGAACTTGTTCATGCCGGTGACGTCCTCAAGGCCACGCGGGGTCGTGAAGGTGAAGTTCGTGATGTCGGTACCGATGTTCTGCAGGGCGCTCGAAGCGTCTGCAACCTGGATAGTTCCGCTTAGCCCGGTGAGCTTTGGCATGTCTAACCTCTCTGTACGATCGTTGCGATCTTATCTTGATGATTCCTTGCGTCGTCCACCCAGTCATCGACGTTGGAGTGGACACGCCTTTCCCTGCGCGGATTCCCGCGCCAGTCTCCGCCAACCACGAGGAGGCGAGGCGGGCGACCGATGGGAACCCGGTGCTCATGCGAACTAAAGCAGCGGTTCCCCGGCCCGTACACGAACTTGACGAGCGACATGCTCAAGCGCTGCATATGGAATGAGCGCTCTCGGTCATGCGAGAGGTATTCATACTGCCTCTGCCCCAACTCGGTGTTGAGATCAACAGTAGTCACGAACCCCTTGAAGTACGCCTCGCACTCGTACTCCTCACAAGAAGCTAGGCGCCAGTGAGTCCTGAACGGCGCTCGCATGGAGTAGCTCTTGTAGTTCTGCGGACCGGCCGCGAGCCGAATGTTGTTGTGGTTGAAAGCCCCCATTTGCATCAGAAGATCACTCCAGCCGCTGGGTTCCTGATGAAGTTGATTCCGAATACCGCCTGCGTGAACGTTCCGGCCGAGACGACCTTGATGAACTCGTTGACGCTGACGTTGTTGGCGGTAAACTGCCGGAACGCGCCAATCGCTGTCTGCGAACCGAAGTCGAGCAGAGTAGTGTACGAGCCGCCCGAGGAAGTCGCGTGCTGAATGGTTATGTCGATGTTGGTACCGACAAGCTCAATCAGGTGGAGGTAAGCCTGGCATCCGAACAGCTGCGGGTTCGGAGTCCCAAGGTCAATAGCAGGCCCGGTCACAACACCGTTGTCAACACGTAGGCCGCTTGTTAGCTGAACTCCCCATTCAAGACCGAACGCATTGGCCTGCGAAGCCACCTTGAATGAAAGGTTGCCGGTGCTATCCCTAGTCGGGTCATAGCTCGTCTGCTTCGATACCATCGACGCTGCCGGCTGCCCGATCGAGCTGACGCTGAACGTGACACCCTGGAAGTAGCTGGCGATAATGTCAGCCGACGGAAGTGTTGACAGAATGGTATGCTCAGTTCCGAGCGAGAACCAGTTCCAAGTCGGAGCCACCGTGTACGTCAGGGTGATTGTCCCGAACGCGGGGAGGATGTAGGTTCCGGCTCCGGCACCAACCGACACACCATTGATCACGACGTTGGACATCGTGCCACCGGTGATGGTAACCTTGACGGTGTAGTTAAACGTGCTGACAACCGGCACCGTAGTCAGCGGCACACCGGGAGTTGATACGGCCGGGAAGTTCACGTTCATGAACGTCGTGAACGACATCGCGCCGTCGCGGAGACCCTTGAGCCTCTGAAATGCCTTCTGTGTCATACCAGTAGCATCAAGAGTGCCCTGTGGAGCGGAGATCTGGTCTAGCGACGAAACGTCACCGGACAGGTCATATCCGCCGTAGTAGAAATTGTCACCTAGGCCGGTTACCTTGGTACCTGGCATTATGTCACTTCCCCTAGCATTGCTGATTTGATATGGCCGACCCTGACGCCGGTGTTAACATGAATCGGGAATCCAGCCACATTCGCGCGCAAGCAGAAGGAAATGTCTTCGCCGAAGTCCCTGCCATCCACAACGATCTCACGGAACCAGGAGGCCTGGCCCTCTGACATGTCACGAATCTTCTCGAAGACTGATCGGTGTACCAGGAGGAACCCGGCCCCCACAGAGAACGCCTGTGCCACGATGTCCTCGTCTGGCGCGTCATACGGAACCAGGTCTATGCCGCCCGGATCATCGGCTACGTTTGCATACACGGCCGGAACCTTCCGGCCCTTCTCAAAGATGTGATAGAGGCCGCTCATAATCGGACGCTCGACAGGATCGGCCGACGCGAGGAGCCGACTAACCGCATCCTTGGCGAACACGATGTCGGTATCGACCATCATGAGCCATTCCTGATCGCGGCCGAGGAACTGCCCGGTGAGTAGGTTCCGGCCCAGGGCGACGAGCGGCCCCGGATTCACCTTAATGTATCCGCCCACCGCATCATCTGACAGAATTGACACGATGACCGAATCCATGAACTCGTCACGGTTCATGCCACCGGTGACGTATCCTAGCAGAACCTCGCCGCTCATCTTATCCAGCCTCCACGAACATATCGTTGATCACGATCGGGATTGTGATGGTCATAACCCGGAACATCTGCCGGTCAATCTCGACATATCCGGCCGCCGCGCTAAGCGGGGTGTTAGACCATCCACCAAGGAGATCGACCGCCCGGACATTGGCAGCCCCGCCGAAGTCGAAGTTTCCTGCCATAGCGCCCATAAGGTCGGCCACAGCAGCCATGACCTGCGGGTCGATCGAGTCATACGGCTGCTGCCGGAAGTTTGTATATATCCTCGCATACAGTGTGACGACTCCGCTGACCGCACCCATCCCAGATGCACGAACCGGGGCGATCGTGTTCATCCACACGGAACACTCCAGGCCGCGCCCAGGCGCATTCTTCGGCTCGTGTTGGTTGACGTGATCGAACCGGCCCGTTGCGAGCGCGAAGCTGACCACCTTGTCGAAGACGGTCATCACCGCAGAATCATTAAAATTAGCCATTCGGCGCTACTGCCCCCTCAAGTAGCGTTCCGTTCCTGATCGCCTGCTCGGCCGGGGATAGCTCGCTGACTTCGAGGTGGGATTTGCACACCGGGAGCGCGACGCACGCCATAACCAGATTCGGCCCGATCCTCTGCTGTTGCCAGGACGGAGCCATAGTGATGGCCTCGTTGACCTCGGGAAGATCGACAGTCTCTCCGAGAGCGCGCTTGGCCTCCATCATCACTAGCGCTCCTACGCACATCATGCACTTCATTTTCCAGCCTCCTAGCTATTCATCATTCTGATGTAGAACGGCAGCTCGCGATATGCGATCGGAACTGCCATTGCGTTCAGGCTCTTGCTTACGCGCCTGAACCCGTGGTATCCGGGGAATCTCCTCGGCGGCGGATTCCTCCGGTGCGGCCATATGATAAGGTTCATCGAGTCAACGCCCTCGATCCAGGCACCATAAGTAACCGGGTCGTCGGTGATGATCGTTGACTCTTCCGTCGCTCGCTCGGCATGGACCGCAGCTTGTAGCGCCCCGGCATTCGCCGGGACCGGGTTGAACTGAGGCGTACCGCCGTGATGGCCCAGGTACATGTACTGCGTCTCAAGGTAGTTCCGGATCATCGGCACGCCAATATCGGCTAGCGTGTCCTCGACATGGCGAGCGAACCGCTCGACCTCGCGTTGGGCTAGACCGTCCACGATTGGGCCGCTCAGGTTAACATCAACATTAATGTCCATTAGACGCCGCCTTAGCCGCAGACATTGCCTCTTTAGCAGTAGGGACATCATCCGGATGATGCTTGGCACATACCTTGTAAGGAGTTCCTTCAAGGTTGTAATGGCCGTGACGCCAGCACCACCAGTATCCGTGGCAGGTATGAACCCTCCACAATAGGATAGTGGAGGCAACAAGGCTGGCAACCAGAGTTAGCTGACCGACATCCGACAGCGAACCGGAGAAGGCATTGTAGTTATGCGCAACACCCTGAGTATTGTAGCTTCCGGTCGCGTACGCGAGCCAGTGCTGCCATGTTGCGTAGTAGTACACCGTTAGAGCTATCGCAACGGCTACGACAAGAAGCCATATCTTCTTCATAAGATCGCCCGGCTCCTTGCCTTACGTGTGAACCGACTGTTCTGGACTCGTTGCCTCAAGTCCATGATGCCGGCACCGGCTACCGGCTCGCTGACGCTATAGCCACCGCGCCCGGCCGTAACTGGCTTCTGTGGTCCCGCCGCCCCACTATATGCGGTCGGCTCCTGCGCTATCCAAACTTCCGCTTCGGCTATGGCCAGCTCGCGAACGAGGCCGGGCACATCACTAACAACTATCGGCGCAGCACTCAGGTGCGTGGCCGCTGTGGTACCGAGCACGCCTCGCTCGACCGACAAGAGCCTACGAGCAAATATCGTCGTCGCCCCGCTGTGAACCGCGAGGACCGAGGCATCCCAGGCCCTCTTGACTACAAGGTTGTTGCCGGTTATTCCCTGGATCAACATCCACTCAGAATCAATAAGGAGAACTTCGCCAACCACGAACTTCGTGCCGTCCGGAACTCCCATCACGTTGGCAGCAGCTGATGCCGTCGCTACTCCGGTATATGCGATCGTCGTATCGACGTAGTTGGCATCAATCACTATCATTCGCTCGCTGTCGATGATCATCACATCACCAACGCCAACATTATAGCCATCCGTTACGGTAACCGTCAGATCGCTAAGTCCAACGGACGCAGCGGTAGCTCCGGCAGGTCTAGTCTTCATCCAGAAGCCGAACGTCCCGGTGATAGCAATATCCAGCTGCGGAGTGGTGTTGTTCCCGAAACTGCTGTTCCTGTCCCGACGCAGCTCCATCCGTGTGAAAGGTGGCCCCTCATTCACAGGCTGGAAAATACAATCGGCTACCGGGATAACAATTGGAACGGGAAGCAGGCTGCCGGTAGTCACCAAGGTTGGAATAGCGGCCAACTCAAAGTTATCAAACCAAACTCGCCAAGGATATGCATACTGGAAGTTAGGCCAGTCCCACTTGCGAGTGGTGTCGAGCGGGTAGAACCTCCGCTGGGTCAGATCCTCAACGGCATCGGTGGCGGCACAGATGGCACGGTCAACCGCTTCGTTGGTATACGATGCCTGCTTGACATCGAGCGCACGACGAACCATCTCGCGCGTGCAGTAGCACGGCTGGTTGACGATTGCCATTCCTGTCCCTTGCTTTCTTGGCGTCGGCCGAAGCCGTGGGTCTGGCTAAAACTATTCAGTTAGGACCGCTAGGCGGCGGGGCTGGAGTCCACCGCCTAGCGGGTCTATGGGATAAGGAACCCTCCACTAGCCGGAACTTCCTCACTGCTTCCCGCTTTTGGAGTCAGTCCCCGCTTGAGTAGCTTGCTCCCCTTGCGCTGAGGCCGCCGAAGAGGCCTGCCGGCTCGACTGGGCGGATGAAGTCCCTTGGCCACTGCCATCCGTCGAAGGGGCAGAAGAGGAGCCCTGGTTCTGAGGGCGGTCCTTGGAGGAGGGGCTGTCCGTCGTGGGGGCAGGCGACTGGGGGCCTGTCCCAGTAGAAGTGCCACTCTTGTCTTGCTTGCTTCCTGATGTCGAGGAGCTGGTACCAGCTGATGACGCTACCTCCTCATCTTCCTTGATGTCCTCTTCGGCCGCTTCTGCGGTCTCCAGAGCTTCCTTGACTTCCGCAGCCTCGCGGAGATCGGCCGGGGTATCGCTGTAGTGAACGAACGTTCCGTCAGCGGCGTTGCTGTAGCCAGCTTCATTTGCCTTTGGCACTACCACTACCACCCTTCTTTGTATTCTGTTCCTCGTCGGCCGCGTCTCCGACCGGCTCATCATCTTCCGTTTGGACCTGCGACTCCGGGGCCGCGCCCGCCGACGCATCCGCCTGAGTGCCACTCTCAGGCTCAAGTTCCGGAGCCGCAGGCGCTTCTGGGATCGCCTCTTCTGTGCTAGGAGCCTTGCAATGTGGACAGAACGGGAGACCGAGGATTCCCTTGGTCCCACATTCAGGGCAGTCCCAGTAACCCATCATTCCTCCTAGACGACCGTCACACCGGCGATGACCGGAATGTAGCTGATATATACCTGAAGCTGCCCCGTGTTGGCGACCGAAGCGATCCAGGAGATCAGCCCGGCCGCAGCTACCACTGGAGCAGCGGGAGTTGGGATTCCAACAAGAGTTGTTCCTACCGTCAGCGACGTGAGCGCCGTCGCGTTGAACAGGGTCGTGGCGCCAGCCGCCGTGCCCATGTTGAAGGTCGTCACGGTGGATGTAAACACGGTCGTGACAATCGCCACAACGCCGGTGATCCGGATGGGGCCACCAGCGACCGTACGAAGGGTGCCGGAAACCGTAGGTACGACCGAAGCCGGGGAAACCAGCGTTGTCCCGTAGATCGACTGCTCTAGCTGCAAGCTATTCTGGAGCTGGCTCATAAGTTCACCAATCCTATTCCACTCTGGTTGAACCCAGGCTGGCTATCAAGCTGTATGTAATCGAGCCACCATCTGATCGACCCAGCGACCGAGGCGTTAGTTGTCCAGGTAATGGTCCCGGCCGGAACGATATGTTCCCTGGAGATGTTCACGACACCGTTTTGATTCGTTACGAGAGCAGCGCTCGAAGTCCAGACCCACGTCGGCGCGAGGGAGTAGGTGATACTAATCGTACCGTGCGCCGGAACCTGGTATGTGCCGTCGCCCGAGCCCGCGAGCACCCCGTTGATGGTTACGGCCGTCACGGTGCCGCCAGAGATCACAACCGTGACGGTTCCGTGGTAGTTGTTGGTTACCGGCGCACCCGAGAGCGGGATGGCTGGCGCTACAAGGTTACTTCCGGCCACACCGACCGAGAACGGCATGAGTATAAGCGATCCAGCAACCAGGCCGCCGATAGGGGTTGGACCACCGAGCCCAACAGCGTTCGCACCACCAAGCGAAGGCGTAACCCCAATAGACAAGTTAACGCCAGCACCGATAGTTGTCGCCACCTGCCCTATGAGGGCCGTCACCATGATCGCCCCACCGGTGATCGTGTACAAGGTAGCAGTCGTATTCTGCGGAAGGGCCAACGGAGGGGCAAGACCGCCGCCACGCAATACCTGCGTACCGATAATAGAGTCTGAGAGCTGTCTCTGGCCGATGAACGGGCCGGGCGCGTATACGAGAGCATTCATGACAGGAACGCCGCCGTATCCACAGGGACGTAGGTGAAGTACCACTTCACCTGTCCGGTGTTGTTAGCGCTAGTCGTCCAGGTAATGGTACCGGCCGACACGACCATGGGGGTCGGGAGGAAGACCGCAGTTCCAGCATTAGCGCCAACCGCGAGCTGCCCGGATATACCAGCCGACTGAACCGGGGTAATCCAACTGCCTATGGGAGTGGAGGCAATCGGCGTTGCCGCACCGATCCCAGTAACGCTGGCCACACCGATGGTCGGGACTGTTCCCACACTCAGGTTTGTCGCGGTCGCGCCGACCGCCACAGTAACAATCCCGAGCATCGATGTGATCAAGACCATGCCGCCAGTAACGGTAGCGAGCGTGGCCGTGGTGTTCTGCGGAAGAGCTTGTGCAGCCTTGATGACCTGGTTACCAAACAGGGATGTCCTTAGCAGGTACCCCTGGATGATAGTAGACATTTCAGGCTCCTAGTCGTTGACGACCGGCGTGGCGTTGCTCTTCGGGAATAGCGGCGAGTAGCAAAGAATCCAGGTAATCGCCGCAGTGTTGGTAGCGTCGGTTGTCAGGGTGATAATGGTGTTGGAAACCGTGAACAACGAGATCCCAACGGCGATGCCGGTGGCGACGACCGGAGCCGGCAGCGCGCCGCCGAGAACGCCCGGCAGCTGGAACACGGACCCGACGGCGACAGTGCTGAACTGAGCTGCTCCGTTCGCCGCGATGAGCGTGTTGTTTCCCGTGACACCGATTGACAGGTGCGTAGCCGTCGTACCGATCGTTGAGACGACACCGACAAGGCTGGCTTGGATCACACCGGAAACCGTGAACAGGTTCCCGGTCGCCGTAGCCGGCAGCACCTTGCCGAAGTTGACGGCGTAGTGCCCAAGCTCAGCCTTACCGTGCTGCGTGTCGACAGTCCGGACGGAGAACCCCTTGACGGTGCTACTCATCAGGCGGCCAGGATCGCGAGGTTGGCGGGAGTCCGCTGGTGGACCATGTCGCCGGTGATGACCGAGCAGAGCCCGGAGCCGGTGGCGGTGGCGATGACGTAGTTGAACGGGTCGGCTAGCTCGGACGTGAAGATCGTGAACGCCGACATCACCGCAGTCGTGAGGCCAGCCGTGGTGCCATGCGTGTACGTCGCCAGAAGCGCCGGGGGCGGCGTCACGGCCGGGACGTTCCACGAGATGCCCTTGGCCCATGCCGCCGTGCCGTTGCTCTGCGTCGAGTAGTAGACGTTCTTGATGCAGAGGAGCGTCTGCGGCGTACCGGCGAACCCGGCCGCCTGGGTCATCGTGATGACGGCGGTGCCGCCCGTCACGACGATCATGGCCGACGACGCATCGCGCATCTTGAAGGGCTGCCCCGAGGCGATCGGGATAACGTTGCAGACCCTTCCGAGTAGTTCCATTCCTGCCATTTCTAACTTCCTCCTTGGAAGTGGGCGTTACTGCACTTCTGCTAATTCAGAGCCGGGGGTTTTGATGCCCGGTTCCTACGCTGGTGCCGGAGCCGACGGCTCAGGCTTGGGCTCGAATGATGCCGAGAACGAAACGGATGCATACGACGTTGAGCCGACGCCACCGTCAGAGTGCCCGCTTGCCGAAACGGAATACCGCACGGTGTGCGTGTCATCCGGCTTGGTGTTGTCGGCATTGACGAGTTCCTTGGCGAACGCGAGCGCAACGTCGCCGAGGGCGTTGTTGTTGACGATCGCGTTGCCGAGGCTTTCGAGCGTCTGCTCCTTGGTGCCTGCGGCGCTGAACGAGAAGCTCATCGGTTACCTCGATGCGAGCTGGACGAACGGGGTGAGGGTATTGGTCGAGTTGTTGTGAGGGGTGATCGCTGACTGGATCCAGGGCCGACCGT